ATTATTATCATCTGATAATGGTGTTTGTTTTGGTTTTACACGTACTGAAGTTTGTGGGTAAGGGTTACCTTGAACTACTTCTACTGTCATATCAAATCCGTTTGAAGTATCTGTAAAGTCTCCGATATCTTCGTCGTTTGCTAATGACAATAATTCTTGGTAAATTTGTTTTCCGAATTCCCAGTAACGAGCTCCTTTTTCTTCTTCACCTCTAACAATAACGGGAGCAAATACTCTCATTTTAGGCTCTAATTTCTTAGCTAACCTCCAGTTTTCAGGTTCAGATGTTTTACGGAGTTCTTTTGCGAACTCTACAATTGGGTCTTTTTCACCGAAGTTGATTGGTGAAATCATTGTTCTATTTCCAATACCATAATGGAAATATACTTCTTGGAAAGGATTGTCCTTGTTTAGTACGGAAGGGACAACTCTAATTTGTTGTTTTCCTAATTGGGCTTTCCAAAAAAATTGAGATCGGTCCGTTTTTTGGCCGGTACCACCGCCTTTTGGTGTTGTAAGTTGTTCTAACTTGCTTGAGATAACACTTAAATCCATAACTAATTGAGTTTTAATTTATAACGATTGTAAATATAATGAATGTTCCTCGGGGAACCAAATATTTCTAAAAAGAAAGTATTTCGTGTATCTTTGTATCTAGTCTTTTTAATTCACCACTTGTGGTTAGAAGGATACAATTACGATATTCTTGCCAATTTACTCTATAACTTGGGTCAGCCTGCCCACCATTTAATTCTTTGATTAAATCGTTTAACGCATTTATAGTGTAAAGTGTATTCGATTCCTTTTTTCTATGTAAGAGTATAGTTTGAGGAAGGATGGTATTTGACATATTAAAAGAATCAACGTTATATGTGCAGACATATTCGTTTGTAGATTCAATATAAAGAACAAATATCTTATTAAATAAGATAGTATACTGGTCCTTGATGCTGTCTATGGTGGATTCTAGGGCCTCTTTAGAGGTGAATGTGCAAAATAATTTATTTGCCAAGTCGTCAAAGTTAATTTCGTAATCTACCATAAATATTAAATTTTATTGAGAGAATCATAATCAAGTCCGTATTCTACTTTAATTACGTAGCCGTCATGTTCTAAAAGTTGTTTGATTTGCTTTAATGTGTCTTTTCCATCAGATACCGCGTAGTCTATAAGGAAGGAATCATATGTGTATAATATAACATCACTTTGTTTATCAGCCAAATATTCTATGACTTTTTTTACGGATATTACGTTATTATATGTTTCTGCTGATTGGATTATATAGTTAAGTATTTTGTTTGGTGTTGGGTTTGTAATTTGTTCTGCTTTAAGAATCTTACCTCCAATTAATTCGAGTTCTTGTGTTTCGTTAAATGTTTTCCATAACGAATCTACATAAGTTTGCATTGCTTTAAAGAATGGAATATCAACATATTGTTTAAATACACCCCCATATAATTGTTTGAATGTAAGTTCCTTAGATTGTTGATATTCTGCGTCTGTCAGCGTCTCCTTTTGGAAATACATACGGCCTAGTTGAGTATGTACCGATTCATTATCGAGTTGATAGTCGATGAGTTTCGCCAAGATGCGTACGTGGTATGCATCGTAATCAAATTCAAAGAAGTAATCGTTTCTTGGTATAAATGCTGCTCTAGAACCATCGTTTTTATTTAATGCTGCAAAGTTTACACCATTAAATGAGTTTGTAGGACGTGTTGTTAAGTTGTATAAGTTATATTTAGTATATACTCTACTATCTTTGATGAAATATTCTTCATGCTGATATTTGAAGTGTTTGTCAAATAATTCTTTATTGATTTGAATACCTTTTTCTTCTATTGCTTTGAAGACTTGAGGGAATGTCTCGTTATAAAATCGATTTGTGGGGTTTTCAAATTTATCCTTGACTTCGTCAAAGATTTTTTCTTGTTCTTCGAAGTGCTTCGAGATAGGGATAATAGAGTTAGTGAAAGGTCTAGCAGGGAAAAGGCTATAACACCTATCACGAAATAAACTACTACAATTTGGGAGGGTTCCATAGGATACGTCAACGAGTTTGGATGTGGGAAAATAATATAAGCATTCTTTTTTGTTTAATGTGTAAATCGTGCTATACTTACTTATCCACTCTAAAACTTCGTCTAACTCTAGGGAAAATCCCTCACTATGGTTAATTGGAAATATATAGCCTTTGCCTTTAGGCGTCCGGAAATATATAAGAGAAGGGGAAGTAAGTGAAGAATGGTAATTATCATTCAAAGGAATAATATTAACGTAACATTCGTCTCCCGAACAGTATAAATTTCGTAATTGTTGTCTTGTCTCGACAATATAAAACATAACCTTTTTCTTATTCCGTAAATATACAACCTATTTTTTGATAGGCCTACTTAAGTTGTTTTTGTGTTAAAACTTATTACTACTCTTTTACCCCCAGTATTAACCTCAGTCTCATGTTCTAACCAACTAGGGAATAAATACAAATATCCTGGTTTAAGTGGTTGGGTATATTGTGATGAGTTATATGGGGAAGGTGAAGTATTAGAAAAATTACTTAAAATGAGATGTAATGGGGAATGGAAAATTAAATTACAGGTATTTTCTTCTAATAAGGGATAATATGCACCACTTACTACACTACCTCTATGATTATGTCTATAGGTTTTACCTTCATTTTCCATTATATTAAACCAACTATTAAATATTTTTAAAGAGGGGATTTTTGTAAGTTCACTATAACTATCTAAAGCTTTTTGAAAATTATTTCTTAAATCTATTAAAGAGGGGTGCTGTAAAAAATCTCCATCCTCTTTAAATGTGGTCGTGCCATTATCAACAATTTGATAATCATTAGAAGTAATAGTAGAAGTTAATTTTAATAAATTAGAAACATTGGGGTATGATGTAAAATCAAAACCTACAACACAAGTTGGGAATAAATTATATATTTCCATAACGATTTTTAATATTTAAGATCCTAAATTTGCTAAGGCATCTCTTACCAATGTATTAACTCTATTTTGAACTAACACGTTTCCAGATAAAAGTATTACATTTTTAGATTGCGCCATATCAGCACCGTCCATTATAGTTCCATCAGCCATTATATGATAGTATCCTATGTAATCACTATTGTCTTGTCTTACGGTAAATTCGTTACCAGCTGTATATTGGTTTGTAACTAGTGTAATATCGGGTTTAACTGAGTATTGGATTAAATCATTTAGGTATGATCTAATTCCTCTAAATTGTTGGTTAGCAGAATTTCTTAATCTCTCGTTTGTATTTACAATACCTGCCTTTAATACACCATTTTGGTCTTTAGAATCAAATAATGGGCCAGATATTTTCCAAAATAAGCTTATAATACTCCATAAAGCGTAGTTATACTCTCCATCTTGACGATTTATACTATCAAATGTAGATTTATTTATCTCTCTTACTTGAGGAGGTGTTTGATTTTTACGTTTAGCAAAATATCTTGTTATTGAACCTCTTCTATAATCCTCTCCTGTAGGTTGAACTACAAAGTAATCAGGGTCTTTACCAAATTTATATAGTTCCTGATTTGTAGAGTTTAGGGATTGGTATTGGGTATTAAGTGGTGATACAGGAACATTATTTCCAGAACCCGATTGTGTTTGAGAGGCTTTGGATTTAATTAATCTTTTAGAGTTTGGTGTTAATGGGGTTTTACCTGAATTGGTTTGTCCGTTAAATAATTCGTGGTAATATCCTTCGTAAGGTTTACCTTCAGAATCTGTAAACTCCCCTCCAGAAGTATACAAATTAGTATTAACCATGCTTTTAGGTATGTAAGTCATTAGTTACGAATTAAAGTTTGTCCTCTAAGTGTTGTATACCACTTATTATTTTCGATTGAATGGTTTATAGAAAATACTACAAAATCCACTTTTCCTCTATATCTCTTAGGTAATCTATTATCAGGAAGTCTAAAAATAGTATAAGGTAAAATACCTGATATTCCGTCCATTGTTAGATTATATTCTAGGGGAATTAGGAGAGTAGGGGTGTTATTAATAAGTTTATCTGTTGTACTTTGTAAATCAGCATATAAGCTAGTTAAGTTACTTATAGTACTTAATTTTAAAGGTTCTAAAGTATATACATCGTAAAGATGCATAAATAGTTTTTTTAAAGGTATCTTATTTTCTCCATCTTCAGGGTTGGAGCTCAATTGGGGTGATATTGCTGAATTTTTGACAACTGCAAATTTATCTATAACATCTCCATTTAATTTTTGATATGAAAGAACATCTTCTGGGAATTCTTGTATTCCTCCTGAATCTAATGCTTGGGCTGAAATTACTATTTGAGCAGCTAATTTAGGGGTAATTTTAGAAGAATAACTATAATCATAAACAGTAGATTTAGTTCCAAAATTTTCTAACTTTAAAATAGATTTTTCAGGATCTATAATAAGGGGTTTATTATAATTTTCATCAATTATTCTAATACAATTACTTCTATCATCATAAAAAGTTCTTAGAGCATTTACTTTTCCTAAAGAAATATTGATACCATTTAAAATAGTTTCTATATATTCTATTAGGTTAATGCTTTTATCTTCATTATTATTAGATAAGGTTTTTAATGTATCAAGAACAAAATCAATATTAATAAGAATGTTAAATAATTTACCTTGAAAACTATCTTTTATAGTTCTATTAACTGATGATGTATTTTCGTTGCCCTTAGCTAATAAATTAAAGTTTTTACTTCCTCTATTAGACCACCAGTAAATACCATCCGGGGAGTTTAGCAAATATGGATCAAAAAATATTGTTTGTTTTTGTGGTGTTGTTGAATAAGGAATTAAACATTTAAAGGGGTCTATACTTGCTTCAATTACTCCCCTTTTAATAATGGTAGTTTCGGGGTTGTAATCTATATAAACTACAGGAGTAGCTTTGTCACCACTATTTTCAGTAAATATACCTAAATGCTGGGTTAGGGCCATTAAATGTCCTAATGTTATATAAGTAGCAGCAGTGTATCTTCCCTCAGTTTCATCTGATCTAGCGGGGGATTTGTAAACGGTATAAAAATCTTGAGGAATAACTAAATCAGCTCCTGCTTCTCTGTGACCTGATAGTAAAGACCATGGATTGCCATACAAAACGTTAGTATTAGATGATTTATAATTTAGGGGAAATTTAGGGCCTTTATAATTAGGCAATTGAAATATACGATTTAATAAATCTAGGTAAGTGTCCTTTTTTTTAGTTTTTTGATTTATTAAAGTAGCATCAAAGTTAATTTTAACTAAATTATTTCTATCATTTCTAAAAAGTAGACTTTTAAGATCTCTTGTTGGAGCTATTGCTTCTACTGCAGGTGAATTTCCTTGAGATCTAGCAGCAAAGGTTTTTATTGTATATAAAGCATTTTCTAAAGTAGATGAAAATTTATCAGATTCTTCTTCTTTAGCAGAATATACATCAAATGTATAATTAGTAGCAGAATTTATTTTTAAAGATTCTACTAAACCCCCCGCTCCCATTATATGAGTTTTACAGTTGTAAGATCCATCCGAATTAGCTGAGTAACTAAAATTATAAACTGTACCTGTAATTGATTCGTAATTACCTTCAGTATTGATTACTTTTTTTGTAACACTTTTTCTTAAAGATTCTTTATCATTTTCATTAAAAAAATCTAAAGGTTGAGGATTTATTTCAAAAGTATTATCATTTTTAAAGTAATTAGTATTTCCCCATTCTAAAAATACAGTACATCCTAAACTCATATAAAGTTTAGACATTGTATCTAATTGATCTAAGTCATAACAAATAAAGTCAATATCGGCTTGTAATAAAGTTTGCCATTTGCCTCCTGTGGTTATACTAATATTAGTAATACCAGGCATAGGTTTAAAACCTAAATTATCAGTAGCACCTTGTGTATAAGTTTCATTAAATCCTTTTTTAATAATACTATTAGTGCCATTTGTAGAGATAGTTCCACCTTGTAAAATATTATTTTTAGCTAATGTAGATCTTCCACTTTTTACTTTTCTTTTATTTCTATAGTAAGCATTTAACTCTGCTCTAGTAAATAAATCATTAATACCTTGATCATCTTCCTCAGCTTGTTTATCAATTACTTGTACCCCTGAACTTAAACGTACCCAGGCGTTTTTATTTGTAAGATGTTGGAGTGTATTGTTGTCTCTAGTTTGAGAATTAGCAATGGCTTCTCGTTTCTTTATTTGGTCTTGTATTACGGGAGGAAATCCGGTACCAACAATGTTTTTATATTCAGCCATAACATTTAAATCTCGTTTTCTATATTGTAAGCATTTAAAGCATTTGATAAATTACCAGGTATTCTTAATTGAAATCCTAATGGAGTATACATTGAATCCCCAGGTAAATCATTTGCCATAGCAACAACCCACCATAGTGTAGGATCTCCATAAAAATCCGTTGCTATTAAGTCTAACCTATCCTCAGCTCTTGCTACAATGTATGTATCATTATTTGAGGGAACAAGTGAGGGATATTTAGTTGGTAAATATCCTACTTTTCCACTTTGGGTTTTTTGTATTCCTATATTTTCGTAACGTCTAGCCATTTGCAGGTAAATATAAATTACTGGTATCTGTTAATAAAATATGATTGCCCTTTTTAGGTAAAATGTCTAATATTGGTTTAAAAGAAGCAGCTACATCTATAATTTGTGGAGTTTGTAAAATAGTTTTATCATCTTTACCATCAGCATTCATTGCTATTTCCCAAGCATACTGATCATCAACATTTAGGTTTAATGAAGTTAATACACCCGGAGTTCTAACAAATAAATCTCCTATTGTTAATTTAGTAATATTTCCCTTCATGAATCCTGCACTATTATAGTCTGGGTATAATGATGATACTAAAAGGTTTAATTTACGATAAATGCGGCGCATTTCTTGTTTTGATTGGGCCGCTACTTTAAAATTAAAGCTAACGCTTCTATCAAAACCTTGATATGTATAAAAATTTTCACCTCTACCTGCATACCTTTTTCCGCTCCATTCTGCACTATGGCTATCTGAATATCCTGTTAAGAGAGCTCTAAAAATCATAAGGTCTGAGGTTGATACCGCAGTATTATTTATAGTTTCAAATGCAAATTTAATTAAATCCTTATCAGTATTTAGAGCGGGTAATACCTTATCTCCCTCAATGTTACTTTGGATATCTACCATATTAACACCATCCTGACCCTGAATGAATTCTTCATTCCAGTCTGTTCTAGTATTGTCCCTTCTTGCTCCAGGACTTCCTAATCTAACACGTGTAGTTTTATCCGCCCAAAAATAATCAACTTTTTGTACTGAATTTGGGTTTATGACATCTTTTCTAAAATCTGTAACAGTAGTGTTACCAGGGAGAATTTGTCTTCTACTTTTAATTTTGTCATACCCCATTGTATATTGAAAGTTTGAGGTAACGTCAGGGTTTGGAGATTGGTTTGCTCTTATATAATCTGCTCCTTGTTGTTGGAGAAGTGTGGTAGAATCAGTTTGAGTAAGTCCAGTTTGGTCTTGAGATAAACTAAATATTTTAGAAGGACCTACTAAGTTTTCGTAATTTATAGTAACTGCAGGTCTTGCCTGAATTATTGAGCCATATAAGTTTTTGTCATAATTAGAACCCACAAAGGTAGGAGCATCGCTTGTTATTATAGGATTTCCTTTAGCATCTTGTGCTCTTCTAATTATAGTATTTCCTAATCCATACAGTGAACCGGGTCCACCAGGGTAGAAAAATAATTCAGATTGGTTTACAGTATTTATGCCTAAAGCTGAGGAGACATTGGAGAATAGTAAATCACCAGGGGATTCGTTGTTTACTTTTATGTTAAGTAAATTAACTAGTCTATTTTGTTGTGTAGTTTTATGAGAAACTATATAGCTGTACTTCCTTTCATCAAATTGTAAATCATTTAATGTAGCACCTGCAGATGGGTGGTGGAAGCCAGTTCCACCTTCAGCGATTTGGGTCATTAAATTACGCCCATCACTGTATGCTCTAGTATTTACATCACCTAATGATCTTCCACTTTCCATAAGTGGATTTGAAAACATTAAACCTTTTTGTTTATCTAAAAAGGCTCTACCTCCAGGATAAGACAGTAAAAAAGCATCTATACGAGCAAAATCCGATCTCGCGGCAAGTTCCTCATAGGAACCACCACGTATAGGATAATCCAAACTAAGTGCTTCAGTAGTTAAAGAATTAAGTTCGCCCATGGTTCTCGGGACTGGGGCTTTTTGCCATGGTTGTCCTGAGTATCCACCACCTCTAATATCTTTACTGTACTTATTATCTTTAGAATTGTACTTGAAGCTAGCAGGATCGTTATATAGATCTCTTAATGCCATTATCTAGGTAGGTTATCTGTATATCTTGCAGGTATAACTCCGTTTAAATCTAGTTGTGAAGGTATTTTATCAGCAGCTAAACCTTGACCAGTTAATGATTCTAAATTGTGTAACTTTGATTCTCTTTGTTGTAATAGAGTATCTTGGTTTGTTCCTCCTTTACTTAAACTAGAGTTTGATTCTGTTCCTAAGATTGCCATATTGTTGTTATTTGGGTTTATTATAAATATTTTAAATTCCGTATTTTCTAGTGTTCATTGCTTGAGGTGTTTGGAGTGCATTGGATACTCTATTACCGTCTAGATTAACGTTGAGATTCGCTTTTGACGTACCACGTTCGGCGCCCATAGCTATAGCATCTGCTAATTTATCGTAGTCTATTGCTACTGAAGTTGCTGTAGGTGTGTTTCTTCCAATACCTCTTTCTGGTAATGGGGTAGATGTTGGTAAACTAGATTCAATTTCTCTTCCTAAGGGTTGTATTGGGGAAGAAGCTTGATTTAATTCTAACTGTTTGCTTTCTTGAACAGAAAAAACTGATAGAAGTTTGTCAAGTCCTCTTATCTCTATTGGTTTGGATTCTTGAGGTGTAGGTGTTGGAATTTTTTTATCTATTCCTCCTCCTTTTAATTTATCCAATAACCCCGGTGCAGCGGCATAATCATCATTTGGGGATAATTCAAATAACCCTCCTTCTCTAGGTGAAATAAGTGTTTTACCTTTAGAGGGGGACATAATGTCGCCTGCTCTATCTGGTTTAGTTAAGGAATATAAACCATAAGTTACAGCTCCTGCAGCTGCTAGTCCTGCTAATGCTGTTATTGGGTTTAGGGCGGCCCAGGCGGCAGCTAATCCTATTTGTCTAAATAGAGCCACTTGAGACTGACTGCTAAATATTCCCATCTGGACAATTGCTGCACCAAGACTAGTAATTAGTCTGGTTCCTATAAGAGTTGTTATACTGCCTAAAGTAGCATATAAAATAAAGGAATTTGAAACTAAAGCAGCTATAGCTTCTAGAGGACCTGCAAAAGCTTCAGCCATTTTAGCTATAGAATCATTTAAGCTTTGTTGGACTTCTAAACGTTTATTATCTGCAGCTTCTTTTTCTTTAATTTCAGCAGCACTCATTTTACTAAGAACAGACTGTTCTTGAACCATTTTAGCTAATTCATCTCTGCCTAATCCTAATGCCCCTGCTATTGCTTCTTGCTCTATTCTAGTACCAGTAGCAAAAGAATTTATTACTTCTTGATTATTAGCTATCTCCTTAGTTAAACCATCTATATCGTTAGTTAAAGCAAAAAATCTTGCTCGTTCTAAGTTTAATTGTTTACCAGTAATAACTTCAGCTTCAAACTCTGAGGCTATAGATTGTTCTATATCTAGTAAGCCGTTTGCTATTTTATCTACTTGAGATAAATTAAGACCTAATAATTTGGCATTAGAAGCGGCTTCCGCTAGTTCTTCATTACTATTTTTAAATGCTAAAGTAATTGAAGGAGATAATTTTGATATTTCTTGTAATATTTTCCTTTGGGATAATAAAGGACTTATAGCATTATATGCTTGAACATAACCATCTTTTAGATTTTCTCCACTTACTTGAGCATTAAATGCCAACATACCCGCTTCTTCAGCAGATAAGCCTAGGGCCTTAGTTAATTCAGTAGCTTCTCTAAGATTAATAGCATCAAAAGCAGCTAAGGTATTAAAGCCAAATTGATTTGTTAAGGAATTTATAGTTTCTAGCTGGTCAGCAACGGTGCCAAATTTAGAATCTACTAAATCTAGAGCTGTAGTAGTTTCTCCTAAATTTCTTCTTATGTCTGTTTGGACTTTATTTAATTTACCAAAAGAGCTTATAATAGAGGCAAAAAGAGCGGCACCTGCGAGATTTGAAAAAGCTATTCCTAATTCTTTAGTACCTGCTAAAAATGCAGATTGTGATTTAGCCGCATCTCCAAACTGTTCTTTTAATTTTGCATTTTGAGCTACTGTTAATCTTGAGGCATTTGCGGCTTGTTCAAAGGGAGCTGCAAATTGTCTAAGAATGGGAATATCTTTAACTATCCTACTTAACCCCTCAAAGTTTTTTACAGAAAAGCTATTTGCTATAGCCTTGGATTGAGATTCAATTTCTGCTAAATTGTTTACTAAATTTTGGGTAAATATTATTTGCTCCTTTAGAGCAAAGGACATATTTTTTTCTTCTTCTGTAGTACCTTGAGCAAATTTTTGTTGAAGATTATTTAAAGATAGTAATTGGTCAGTTAGATTTTTTCTATCTTTAGCTAATTTAGCTAATTGTTTTTGAGAACCTAAATCTTTTAAAGTAGTATTATAATTTTCAGATGCGGTTTTATTAACCTCTCTAACTAAAGAACGTATTTCTGCTCTTTCTTGTCTCTCAAATTTAAGATTTTTAAGTTGATCAGATATAACGTTACCAATATCACGAACATCTTCAAGAATATCTTCTTGGATACCCGCTCGTTGTTGAGTAAGTCTCAGTAATTCCTGTTCTCTATCTAATTCTTCTTGGGATGCCATTAGCTAATTATATAATATAAATATAAAAAGTGCCTACTTTTTAGCAGGCACTTGTGCATTATATACGTTAGCAGGGTTAATTGCTGGACGTGCTA